GTAGTAATTGGTTTTGCGGTAATGAAGATACCAGGCGCATCAGAAATGGTAATATCACTTGGAGGGCAGATAATGGCAATGGGAGGTATGATGATATTACAAGGAATAACACAACTACTCGCTCCAACCTCAGAAAGTGATAAAAAAGAAGAAGGTTGGTTAATGAGTGGTAGTGCTAATACTGTTAGTCAAGGACAACCTGTACCTTTATGTTACGGAGAGTTATTAGTACCAGGTACTCCTATAACAGTTTCTTATAGTAATAGACCATTTAATTTAACATATTTACAATTTGGTGCCGCACATGATGGAGTTTTAGATGGGTCTATAAATGCTTCAAGTTATACTGTTGCTCAAGAAGAAGCAAATGATGGTGTAATAGTTAATAGCTCTGGCGGTACTTATAATGGTACAGGTGAAGAATACGTTCAGGAGGTAGAACTATGAGTTCGTGGGATGATTTAAATATTAAGAATCCAGATGGTAAGACTCAGTATATATTTGGGGAACCAGATATTGAACAGCATGCTGTTATTTTTGATATGCTTTCAGAAGGCGAAATTCATGGATTAGTAGATGGTGCTGCTTCTGTGTATTTAAATTCTACTCCTTTAATGAATGAGGATCAATGGGTAGATTATGGACCTAGAACAACCCAAAAAGCTAGTATAGATATTACCGCTAATAGTGCTTTAAGAGTTACTGTAGATTCTGCTGAAGGCTTTTTTGATGGTCGAACTGTTACAGCAAGTGACGTTCATCGTATATGTGTATACGGAGCTGGAGAATCTACTACAAGCAAATCAGGAAATCCAACTTTTGCAGGAACTGCAACAACTACACCAACACCATTAGATACTAGTATAGTAACTGCTAGTAGTGCTTTTTTTGAATCATATATGAAAAGTACTTTAATGGGTAGTTTTCCTACAGCATTTACAATAGAAGGAGCTGGAGTTGACGGATCCGATTATACAGGACTCATTATTAGCATAGCTAGTACTACAGTAGCAACAGTAACTCCCGCTCTTAGAACAACCGTTACTGCAGCTTCCGGTGCTATAGCTCTCACGAGTAAAGTCGATTCATATACAGCTTCCGGTGACTATTGTACACTAGTAGATACTAATCCCGCTAAAACTTCGGTTACTAATGCTTATGCTCAATTATATTTACCTACTCAAGTTACTTATGATACAACTAATGCTAATGAAAGATGGAACTTTGATAATACAGGTGTTGGTTTAAAATTAGGTACATTAACTCAAACTCCTATAACTAATTTAGGTATACAAATACCTACAGCAAGTTATCTTTATTCACCAAATACACAAATAAAACAAAATTCGGATTATAAATCAGTGGGTACATCAGTATCAGGATATAAAGGTGGATCAGACGGAGAACGTTTTTCTGGTCAAGCTCAAGATACAGTTATAACAGCAGTCAATGTAGGAGTAGCAGACGCTAGTTTAATAGATCAATTAGTGGTTACTTTTACTTTTCCACAGGGTTTATTTTCCACAGATGGTCATGATGGAGCTGAAGGACCAAACTGGTCAGAAATGCAGATGTGGTTTGAATATCAACCTAATGCTGGAGATGCTTTTATAAGTAAATTAGTTTTTGGTAGATCAAGTTTAAATGGAGAAGACCCAGATAAATTTGGTTGGGGTGGTCCACATAGACAGGCTAGTAATATGTTTATTATATCGGGGAAAGAGAAAACCGCATTTTCAGAAGCATTTACGATTGATACTAACCAATTTCAACCTTATAATGATTGGAGAATAAGAATAAAAAAAGTTAATGCTGATAATTTTCGAAAAGGTAAATCAGATTGGACAATGAGTGGAATTACTCAGTTACAAACTGTAGAAGCTCAAGTTATGGATAATTTAAGTTATCCTAGTACTGCCTATGCAGCCGTAGCTTATGACGCTAAGGACTTTGGATCTCCACCCACTAGACAATACCACATTAAAGGTATTAAAGTACAAGTTCCTACTAATTATATTACAGATGATGAGGCAGGGGCATATGAGCCTGCTTCTTATAATAGAAATGTTACTACAGGAGCAGATGCAGGAACTTACCAAACTTGGGATGGTAATTTAAGAGGAGATGTCAGTACTTTTAGTAGTGGACATGTAAATTATAATAAGGTTTATACTAATAATCCTGCTTGGATTTTTTATGACTTATGTACACATCCTCATTATGGATTAGGAAATGTTGTTACTGATAAAACTTTAATAGATAAATATGCTTTATATAAAATTGCCAGATATTGTGATGAATTAGTACCAGATGGAAAAGGAAGTACTGAACCTCGTTTTACTTTTAATGGTTTTATAACAAATACAGAAGAAGCATATAAAGTTTTACAAGACTTTGCTTCTGTATTTAGAGGGATGGTTTATTGGATGAATGGAAAGTTAACTCCTATTCAAGATCGACCTAAATCTCCAATATATACTTTTAATCAAACAAACGTAATGGAAGGAATGTTTGGATATCAAGGAACATCAAATAAACAACAACCAAATCAAGTAGCGGTTAGTTGGAATAATCCTGACAATAAGTTTTTAGTAGAAAAAGAGATAGTAGAAGATGTGGAGGATATAATAGAATCAAATCAAATTAAAGCAAAAGAAATGGCAGCTTTTGCCTGTACTAGTCAAGGACAAGCACGTCGGTTTGGAGAATGGACACTTTTAACTAATAAATTAGAGAATGAGATAGTTAGTTTTCAAACTTCTGAAAATGCTGGATTTTTACGACCTGGTGATATAATTAATGTACAGGATCATAAAAAGAAAAGGGTTACATTTAGTGGTAGAATATCTAATGGTGGTACTTGTGATGGATACACAATCCCATTAGATCGTAGTGTAACATTATATCCTGATAGTATTTATACTTTACATATAATATTTGGAGAAGGAGGAGCTTACTTAGGTCAAGATGCTGCTGATATAGGTGGTATAACTTATTTAAGAAATGATCTAATTCTTAAGGATAAAGAGGGAAATGATATAGATACACAAGTTAAATCAGTAGGGGTAAAAGATGATGATGGTGATAAAGTAAGAATAGAATGGTCAGAACACGCTAGGGTTGAAAATCAGATTATAAATAAAGGTAGTCTTTCAGGAACTATAGATGCTACAACAGGAGCAATTACAGTAAATAATTTATTTGTTATAAAAGGTTTTTCAGGTATTCCAGAAAGAGAATCAATATGGGCAATTACTTCTGACGAAAAAGATGGAAATGAAGCAGAGAATACACATAAAACAGTACAATATAGAGTTGTAAATATTTCTGAAAATTCTGAGGATAAAACATATGATATTTCCGCTCTTTTATATGATCGATCTAAATTTGATCAAATAGAAAGTGGATATAGTATATACACCCCTCCTTATATTACTCAACCAAGTAGATTAATAGCAGTTCCTGCACCTCGTCATATAACAGTAGCTCTTACAGGTAGCTCTTTCGGTGATGATTCAGCGGGTGGAAGTCTTGCAACAAATAAAATAGAAATATCTTGGGACGCACCCAAAACCGCTTTAGTTAATGAAACAAGTAAAAGATCAACTTTAAATGGAGCAATAAATTCTATTGCTACTACAGTAGTATTAGCAGATGCTACTGATTTTACAAGTAGTGGTTATATTAAAATAGATAATGAAGTTATTTACTATACAGGTAAAAGTACTAATAATTTAACAGGGTGTACAAGAGGTTTATTTAATACAGCTAAAAAATCTCATATAAATACTTCGAATGTATTTCAAGCTCAAGAAATTATATATCCCGATGTTTTACATTATGAAGTTAGACATAATATAGGAGAAATTTATCCTAAAACAGTTTCTACAAACTTTCAAAGATTAGAAGTATTAAACCCTAAAAATGGTCATTATACTGTTTCAGTTAGAACTGTAAATAAAGGTGGACAAAAATCTGCCTTTACTACACTTAAAGGATCACACACAACTCC